AGGACATTGCATCCGAACCAACAGAGGCGGAAACATTACAACGAAGTTCTGTCAATTGTCCGTAAGCCGGTGTGCTTTCTCCTGTAAAGTTTCCGCCATCTGTGTTTTCCACCTCGCCTGTGTAGAGCTTGTAATATAATGTGCGTTTGTTTCTATTTAGTGTACGCATTACATCACGCTCCCACAAACTGGTACTATTTGTTTTAATAGTGATGAACTTACATCTGCCGATTCAAAGGTTCTGTCAATGCCATTCTCTTTGTGCGCTGTTTGGCCCTCAGCACCCATCTTGGAGAACAACTCTACGGCAATGCGAATCTGCGTGTATTCGTACTGCACAGGAACGGTAGCTGACTCCGGAATGCCAAAAGGGTATCGTCTATTAAGTACAATCGCCTCAGCTTGCTTAATTAGAAGCAAAAGCAGATCCGTGGTTGCTGTGTCCGGTGCAATAAGAGTATTTACCGCAGTAACTTTTTCGTTATCCGTCATTGCCATAGTTAGTCTCCTTTACTTACGCAACAATAATCTTTACTGCTTTTGTTTCATCAGTTAGTGCTGCAAGATAGTACTTACGAGAAAGAATTGTATTCTTACGAATGTTAGCATCTTGAGAATCACGTGGTGGTTGTTCAATTTCTGTGCCCTTCTTGTTGAAAAGTGTCACAGCCTCACGTGTACCGATGATAACTGTCTTTGGTACAGCATCTTTCTTTGTGTACAAATTGATACCAGCAACTGTACCGATGTAGCCGTTACGTGCAAACGCTTCTACGTATTTCAAGTCATCTTTCAATGCCTTACGCAATGCACCCATGTCGGAAGGATGTACAAAACCGAAGATTGATACACCATCCAAGTTTTCAAGGTTAAGCGCCACTGTTGCATCAACAAATGCTTCAAAGTTAAGTGCTGTAACATTAACTTCAAGAGTTGTTTTATTGAACTCAGCAAAGATATCTGCGTTCACTGTGTTGTACATGTCTGTACCCATGTGGCGAACACCAACAGGTACAAGCATTGGATCAATCATTGCTTGTTCATCGAAGTACTCAAATCTGTTTTGTGCAAGCAAGATTTCATATTCTACATCGCTGTAGCTTACTTCAATGGACTTGCTGTTACCAACACCCATTGCTAGTTTTTCTGTACCATCTGTTGCACGATATACGTTGATACGGCGCTTCATACCTGGTGTGCCAACCAGTGAGTTATCTACCGTACAAAACTGTTGCAAATCCAGATGGGAGTTATATTGGTCTTCTACCTCGTTGGATAGATAGAAATTATCATAAATTGTATGAGCCATTATTTGTTACCTCCATATAATTGTCTGTATTCATCCGGATGTTCCACTGAAAACTGTAGTCTTTCTGCTGGACTCATCCTTTGTAGAGTTTCTAAAGTCATTGAGCTTTCACCATTCCCTACTTGCGGTTCTGGTGTGCCTTTCAACATTTCGGCTCTTATTGCTTTCTCACGGTTTTCTAGCAACGCCTTGATATTTGCAAACACCTTGTCAAACTCACCACTTGCGTGCAGCGAAGCTGTCTTTGAAGCTAGATCATTGTCAAAACCAAGAGCAAGATACTTGTTTGTTAGATTGCTTACTTGCTTTTCACGTTCAAGTTCCTGTAGTCTAGCAAGCAGTTCTTCACGTTCTTCTGCTTCTTTGGCAATGCGTGCTTCTTCATCTGTTTGCTTATCTCGTAGTTGCTTTTTGTAAGATGCAGCTTCGCTTGCTGTTTTATCAAAAACGGACTTGGATACAAACCCACTCATATCTGGTTCGTATTCTTCAAGTGCCTTGAGTTTTTCTTCCGTGGTCATGTTTTCATAGCCTTCAATGTTATGTTTCATAGTCAATCTCCTTTGCGTTTGTACGGTTCTCTCCGATAATAATTTGCGCTTTTATACTTCATCTCCGAAGTGTCGTGATTTTCGTTTTCTCTAACGGTAATAAAAAAAAGCACCAGTAGTTCGGATTTACCGAATAACTGGCGCTCTATTTTTGGCGCTCTTGCAAAACTACAATTTTTCGTTTTGCTGTATCAAAATATATTAGTGTTTTGCATCTAGGACACAACACCTCTGCCTGTCCACTTAGGTTTAGTAGTTTCTTTTTACACTTAGGACATCGTACCTCTTCTAGTACAATCAATCGACCACCTCCACCCAGCACCTACAATTACGGTGTGGTTTAGACGGCACATGGTCTATGTGGTACACTTTGCCATGCATTGCTCCGCATACGCTACACCGCCTTTCATCCGGCGACGTAACCCATCTAACCCTTTTTACACCGCTATCTTTGTATGCTTGTATCATTGTTTGGAATGTCACTTCATCTGCAAATACCTTGTTCATGGCTATCCACAGCCGTTGTGATGTTTTAACTTCTTCAAGGGGGAAATCGCTTGATAGCACCCCTTCTACAAATCTGGAACGCTTTCTATCCACTTCGTTTTGGTAGATATATTTAGTTGTAGGATCGTAGGCAAGCATGAGTGCTAGCACAAAGCTGTCGCTATCAAATTGTTCTTCTGATTCGCTGTACTTGTCATATACCTTTTTAGAAAGCCTTGCCATCTCTCGTTTGGTTTCAATGAATGCTGTATCGTAAATCTCGTGTGATACCGAGATAACGTTCATCTCATCAAAAGCCAACCCACGCACCTTGTTGAACAACTTGATGTATCGCTTGATCAGATAGGCCATAACCTTATCTGCAAGTTTGTATGGATTACTCATGTACATCCTCATGTGCTAACGAATTAGCATAGTTTTGCATCTCTTCTTGTTCCTTGCGTTCCTGTTCTTCCCACCAGGCCTTGCTTTGCAGGTAGGCACTCTCGCTATCTGCAAACATACCACAGTGAGCAAAAGCAAGCTCCGGATGAATCTTAGGATTGTTAAGCATTGCAATGAGTACTTGGCTCTTTGCTGCAATGTTTTCGTAGTTTCTACGTGTAAAGTGTGGTTCAATGTCTGTCAAACGCAGTTTTGTTCCCACCGTGTCACGCAAGATACGAAGCACCAACTTAAGGAACATCTTTTCCGATTCCTTGAATGTCAGTTCCGTTGCCTTGGCTTTGGTTTCTGCTGCTGCCCAACCGTCACGCAGATGCACTGCTGTTCCTGTATCACTAGTTGAACTGCCACCATTACGATTAGGCATGGAGCAGATTTCCACAATGGCTTGTAGGATGTCTGTCTTGAGTGTTTGCACTTCTGCCTGGTTTAGACTAGCCGATAGATATTTTGCATCAGTGCCAGCCGGCATACAAAGTGTTTTCCAATCGTTTAGTTTCTTGTATGTTTCTTCATCTAGTTCTGCACCGAATATGGCCAAGAAACTGTTTACAATCTGCTCGATGTCGTCCATACGGTTGGATTGCAACTCGTCTAATGCATCTAGCAAGGTTATTACTGGTTCAAACACTCCCAAACACGCATTGTCTGCAGGATACTCAATGATAGGTATTGCACCAAGACTGTGTGGTTCGTGCTTGATAATTGTTTCCTGGTCGGTTAGTTCAAAGTATTCGTTTTCTGTATATATGCTGTAAACAATGGAACTGTCATCTTTTGTAACATAACTTACTGCCATTACAGGGTTATGCGCTACACCTGCATGGTAAACAACAAAGGTGTTGCGTGGATCTAGTGAATAAACATTGAAGGGAGGTTCATCGCCGTCCTTTGACCACTTTTTGTTTGGCAAGGTCAAACGATAACTTGTACCACACACATACAGCCACTCTGCTAGCTTGTTGTCGCATGCAGCTTTGCCGGCATCTGCCATGTATCCGTTCAACGTGTTGATAGCACTTGCCAACTCATCATCTGCTGTTTCGGCATACTGTGTGTTTTCTCTCCGAATATACTGTATAGGTTCGCCAAAGGTGTAGCCCTTGTGAAAGTTAACAATCTCGTAGGCTCTGTTTTCACACACCTTGTGGTTTATGCTTTCACGCACTTCCTTGGTTTTGTGCAGAATTGCCGTTTTACCACGGTAATAATCCCACAGCTTTGTGATGTTGCCACGGTTCATTTGATGTTCAAAATATGCCTTGCGCAGAACATCCCTAATGTTATCTACCGTTACAACTTCTTCGTTTGTATATATCTTTCTTCGCCCATAGCTCAATGAAATTCACCACCCTTTTTACACTTAAATTATATTACAATAGTAATATTTGTAAATATAAAGATATTTTACAAAGAAAAGGGCATGAAAAAAGCCGGGATTGATTAATCTCAGCTTTTTACTCACTATGCTTATTCAATTAATTGATAATATACTCTACAAGTGAATTGGCTATTTTATTTGCTTTTGAGTGAGGGGATACCTGATACACAGAGCCATCTGGATTTTGCCAAATTACAATGCCATCAAACTCGTAATTACTATCTTTATCAAATTCATACACTTTCCCCAAAACTTCTACACCTCCATTAGAGGCAAATGCTGTAATTGGAAAAGAACACATAACCATAATGACGGCAAGAACTAACAATACTGGTTTCATTATCCTAATAGTTAAAGTTTGTTTTTTCATATTGCTATACCTTCTTGTTCACATACTATTGCTTACAAAACCGTTATGTCAATATCAGTTGTTTGTTCTGCTTGTTCGCATTCAATGATAATTACATCATCTTCAAGTGTGGGTTTGTAATGTGGATTACTTAAAATTGTATCTTGTAGTGATTTCTTTAGTTTATCACAGCATGGTTTGAAAGAAAAGTAAGTGACCGCTCCTCCAATAACACCACCAACAACTGGGATTGACTTTCTGAAGAATCCGGCAAAGATTTGTTTATTCATTTTAGTTCCAAACCATTTTGTTGCAACATTTTTAACTATAGGATATACCGTACCCTTTGTAAGAGCTTTTTTTAATAGCTGTTTTTCGATTCCTTTACTCAAGGCAGTTGCAATTTGTTTTAATGCATTATTTGCACCTACAGCACCATACATAACAGCAAAGCAAACCATCAATGTGTTCATTGTGCCATCATCAAACTTGCTACCCTGTTCGCCTGTATCAATTTCCGGAAAACCATACAAATAAAGAAGTTTTTGGGTGGCACGCAACAAATAACCATAGTACTGAGCAATATCGGCAGGGATTGTCGCAACCATAGCCACGCCACCGGGAATACTTAGCGCAGCAGATATACCGGAAACACAGTTTCGTTCAAACTTAATTACCTCATCTGCAATTTTGTCAATCTCTGCAAGCGGAATTTTTGCTTTCATTGGAGATTGTTCAACAGCAACATCAATAACCTCTTGGGGATAGTGTTTCATAAGTGCTTTACGTAAGAAATCTTCACGTTTAATTCTAATGCCTGGAACTCTTAACCCTTTTATGATGACATCTTCAAGGTCAATTTCCCCATTACCATTTTCGTCTATAGCCTTTAAGATTCCTTGCTTAATTTTTTCTAATCCTTTTTGTGTTTGTTGTGGCAATTCCGTTGTCGTTGTTTCAATTGTAGTATCTTTCATATATTCCCCCTTACTTCAGTTACAAAAATCTTTGTTAACGTACCTTCTAACAGTTCTTGCTGATTAACTTTTTACTCTAATGTTGCCATTATTGTTGAAAAGATCAGTAACACAACAAAAAATACGCCACAAATCCACAAGAGTGTTCTGGTTTTCTTATCGTTTGCCTCTTTTTCTTCTTGTTTTTGCTTGAGTTTTGCAATTCGTTCTTCTTCACGCTGTTGTTGTCGTGCAGCCCTATCCTTTCTGTTAAGGTCGGATTGCCTTTCAATAAAACCAACAACCGTTTGCAGTGGAGTTTCCTTCTTTGGTTTGCGAATTTGAACATCTTCCATCAAGCAATGCGCTCCACATTTTGTACAATATGCAGTTTGCAATTGTGCATCCATTTCAAGGTTGCCACCACATTGTGGACATACCGCTGCTATAAACTTCGGCTTTCTTTTAAACAATCCCATTTTTGTTTTCTCCTTATGATTGTCGACAAAATTTGACATATTATACCATATTTTTGTAGTATAGTCAATATTGATATATAAAACAAAAAATATTTCAAAATAATATTACCGCTTGAAATAATTGGAAATATTTGCTATAATGTAGGATGTTTTGATGTTGTCGAACAATGTCGAAACATGAATTGCTCCAGGAGAATACGAACAATGGCAAATTTATCGAAAATCAAACGTGACAAGTTGCTCTCTTATATTGAACAACTAAAAGACCTCCACACAGATGATGAATCCCTCATTCTGTTTAACGAGTTGCAAAATGCATTAACAGAAAAAAGATATGGATTGGTATTCGAAGAACATTCTGAGGAAGTTGATGAGAGACTTTTAAGAGAAATTCCTGTGCTAATTGCAGATCCAGAACGTCGCTTGTGTAAGGACGCGTCACTCCCCTGGAATTTTATTATTGAGGGAGATAATCTGCAGGCTTTATATTTATTAGAAAAGACACACAAGGGAAAAATAGATTGCATCTATATCGATCCTCCATATAATACTGGCGCAAAAGACTGGAAATATAACAACCGTTTCGTGGTAGATACAGATGACTTCCGTCATAGCAAATGGCTGTCAATGATGGAAAAGCGTCTTAAAATCGCAAAAAATCTGTTGAGTCCAGATGGTGCTATGATAATCGCTATTGATGAAAACGAACAGCAAACTCTTGGGCTTTTAATTCATGAGTTATTTCCTTCACACACAATTGATTGCATCGCGGTTATACATAATCCCGGCGGTATACAAGGAGCAAATTTTTCATACTGCCATGAATACGCTTACTTCATTTATCCTAGACGAAGTTACTACATAAAAAAAGAAAAGCGTAATGATAACGATGAGCTTACTCCGTTTAGAGACTGGGGTAAGGAAAACTCTAAAAGACAGGGATCGCCTAATTGCTTCTATCCAATTATCGTCGATTTAGAAACCAATACAGTTGTTCGCACTGGTGATGTGCCAGACGATGATTTCCACCCTTCTTCTGCTAACGAAATCCGTGGACATGAAATGTGGGTATGGCCAATAGATGTTAAAGGTGTAGAAAGAAGATGGAGATTTGCTTATGACACTGTCGGTGAAATCATAGAAGAATTATATCCTGTTGACATTCGTGGAGTGATCAATATACAACGAAAGAAAAAATACTTTACCCGCAAGACAGTTTGGAGTTCTCCTTCGTTTTCTGCGAACAATTCGGGAACACAGCTGATCGCAAAAATAATAGGAAACAGATTTACATTCCCTAAATCTCTGTATCTGGTAAAAGAATGCTTGGCAGCGTGCCTGCAAAAGAAGGATGCGATTATCCTTGACTTCTTCGCGGGTTCTGGCACAACGCAACACGCGGTTAATTTGTTGAATGCTGAAGATGGCGGTACTCGTAGATGCATCATGGTTACAAACAACGAGATATCCGCAATAGAAGAAAATAGGCTCAAGGCGGAGGGCTACAATAAAGGGGATCCAGAATGGGAGGCATTAGGCATCGCCAAATATGTAACTTATCCGCGTACCGTATGTTCAATCGAAGGTGTAGATGTTAATGGCAATCCGTTAAGAGGTCAATATTTATCAACGGATACAAACGGCCAAGTTCTACCAATGTCTCAAGGATTTACTTGCAACATAAAATTTATGAAATGCGATTGGGTTCCAAGGGTTCCAGAAGAAACCACATTGACCGAATCGCTCATGGAACATGTCAAAGAAATGATTGAACTGGAGCATGCGATCGATATCGATGGCAAGAAATACTTGATGATTTTAAGCGAAGATGAAGCAGACGAATTAGAAGCAACATGGCACGATCATCCCCTTATTCAACACATTTACATCTCAAGAAACGTTCTATTAACTACTAATCAAAACAAACTATTCAATACAGTAGAGTTACACACAATTCCAGATTATTACTTTGACATCGAAATGAAGGAGGTCGGCGAAACATGGTAGGCGAAAATGTAAATATTACTTTGTTTGATTTTCAAGAACGTGCTGTGCTAAATCTGATTGATTTGACAGCTGATAACAAAAAGCAAGTTGTCACGGTTAAATCTCCTACAGGCTCCGGCAAAACGATTATCCTCATTAATTACATTGATGAGTATTTAAGCAAAATCAATGGAAAAACCGCATTTGTTTGGCTTTGTCCTGGAAAAGGGGATTTGGAAGAACAAAGCAGAAAGAAAATGGTTAAGTTGGCTCCTACAAGAAATGCTCAAACATTAGCAGATGCTTTGGTAACTGGATTTACTGAAGGCAGCACCACTTTCATCAACTGGGAGCTTGTTACAAAGACAGGCAACAAAGCGATTACGGATGGGGAAAGGAAAAATCTTTATGACCGTATTGCTGAAGCTCATCGCAATGAAATTCAATTTATTATCATTATTGATGAAGAACATTCCAATAATACAACCAAAGCCCAAGCGATTATTGATGCCATATCCGCTAAACACATCATCCGCATGAGTGCTACGGCAACTCAGAATAATAGATATGAGTATTACGAAATTGATGAATTAGAAGTAATCAATGCTGGTTTAATTACTAAAGCTATTTACGTAAACGAAGGCATTTCTGCTGGTGTAGAAATATCAAATGATTATGATCTTTTCTTGGAACTAGCTGATCAAAAGCGCAAACAAATTGCAAAAGGTTATGAAAAGCTAGGAAAGAGAATTAGACCACTTGTATTAATACAATTTCCCAATGCACAGCCAGAAACAATTGAAGCTGTCGAACAAAAACTATCTTCTATGGGATACACTTACGATAATGGTATGGTAAGTAAGTGGATGAGTGAGGATAAGAAAGATTTGCCCGATAACCTTACAGAAAACGACGGACAGCCGGTATTTCTTTTGATGAAACAAGCTATTAGTACTGGTTGGGACTGTCCAAGGGCGAAAATTCTTGTGAAGCTTCGTGAAGGAATGGGCGAACAATTTGAAATTCAGACAATTGGTCGTATAAGAAGAATGCCGGAAGCTGTTCATTACGAAGACGATTTGCTTGATTTTTGTTTTGTTTACACCATTGATGAGAAATGGAAAAGTGGTCTTCTTTCAAAAGTAGACACAGCTTACGAAACAAGACGCTTATTTTTGAAAGAGAAATGCAAAACATTTACTCTAGTAAAAGAATTTCGAGATAAGGATATTAGTATGGTCGGAGAGCGAGAAGTTCTCAACTTGATCTATGACCACTACATTAAGAAATATGGTTTGAGTAATGATAAAAAACAAAATCAACGTATTTTAGAGAATTCGGGATATATTTTTGGAGATTCCCTTGTTTCGCAAATTTTGCAAGGTCAATACGTTCGCACAGAAGCTACTGGAGAAGATACCGCTACTCATATAACTGCTTATCGAAAGGTTGAAACGCATAATCATGGTATTTATCTATTGCACAGTATTGACGAAATTAAGCGTGCTGTTCCTCTAGCTTCAACTAAATTAAAGGCTATTCTGGAACGATTGTTTAGAAAAAGTATTAATCTCACAAAAAAGATTTTGACTCTTAATACGAAAGAGTTTTACGCATTTATCATCAACAATGTTAAACTCATAAAATCCGATTTTGTAGAAGTTACAGCAAACATGCCAAGACAAAACGCACTTGTTCTCGGCCACAAGACGGCAACATTTAGAATTCCCGAACAAGATTTCTTCAGATATGATCCCAGTGTAAAGCGTGAAATAGAATACTTAAGTAACGCTTATAAAGAATATACATCAGGATTCAACACCAGCCTTGTGCGTAGTTTTTCTGAACAACTTTTTGAACAATATTGTGAAAAAAATCCCAATATAGATTGGGTTTATAAAAACGGAGATACCGGACAACAATATTTTTCTATAGTTTATCTTGATGGATTCCAAAAGCAGTGGCTGTTTTATCCAGACTATATAGTAAAGATGAAAGACGGTTCTGTTTGGGTTATTGAAACTAAAGGCGGCGAAGCTCATGGGCAAAGCAAAAATATTGATATTCAAATTGCAAACAAATTTATCGCTTTCAAAGAATATGCTCAAAAGTATAACTTAAAATGGGGATTCGTTCGAGATTTGGATAATCATTTGTATATTAACAATACAGAATTTGTTTTAGACATGTCTGATGAACATTGGGAACCCATTGAGGAACACATCTAATATTTCAACAAAATAAAAGAGCCACTCGTGATGAGTGGCTTTTTTTAGTACAATTTGTAATTACCTTGGTATATGTTTGTGTAGGGTTTGTTGTGTTTGTGGGCATAAAGCAGAGTGTTGTATGCACCACCGAAATGTGTTTTTACATAGCCTATTACATAATCGGCCTGTTGCACCATCCATTCGTTACGCTTGGATATAGCAAACTTTGGGGGAACACTTTCAATTTCGGGATAGACTATTTCATCGTACTCGATTTGCAATTGTTCCTTTCTGTTGTCAAGCCATTTGCCCAGATACGGCGTTATGAAAAGCAATTTTGTGTTGGGGTGCGAAAGTTTGTATTTCTTTGCACAATCCTTGCAAAACGCATCAAAGCCACCGTATCCACCAAAGTAAAAGGTGATGTCCTCTCCGTTGGATATTTCATCAAATAGCTTTATAAGTTTTTCTTCATCGTTTGCACTCCCCGAATAGGTGGAATGCCCACAAAAGGTAATTATCATTTGGGTTAGATCCTGTAATTAGTTATTTTTTGTACCAATAATAGTTGCGATAGGTAGTATGCAAGTAACCCCTGTTTGTTACTGGATCTGCCAAGTTAGAGAACGAAGTGTTAATTGTTCCACCTTGTGTTAAGGTGACATACCAACCCTCTGTGTCCTCAAAAAATACGTCCTCTAAACCTCTGCAACCATAAAACGCTTGATAACCTATACTTGTTACGCTTTCAGGTATTGTGATACTTTTTAGGTTGGTACAGTTATAGAATGTGTAATCGCTTATAACTGCTAATTTAATACCTTCGCCAAAAGTTACAGTTGTTAGGTTAGTGCAATCACGGAAAGCGTAAATATCTATACTCGTTACACTTGATGGAATTGTGATACTAGCTAGACTCGTGCAGCCGTCAAATGCATAATTACCTATATTTGTCAATTGACTTCCTGTACCAAATGTTATCGTTTTAAGGCTTGTGCAAGACCCGAATGCATTATGGCTTATTGTAGTTACACTGTCTGGCATGGCGATATTTTCGAGACTAGTGCAGGAATAGAACGCACCAGAACCTATACTTGTTACACCATCTGGAATTGTGATATTTGTTAGACTCTTGCAATAAGCGAATGTATCAACACCTATATCTGTCACTCCAGCTGGAAGTGTGATACTTACCAAGTTGGTGCAGCCACGGAATGCAGCTTCGCCTATACTTGTTACTCCATTAGGAATTGTAATGTTTGTTAGACCAGTGCAATTATAAAACGCATAAGTATCTATACTTGTCAAGCCACTTGGTATCGTGACACTTGTTAGATTTGTGCAATTGGAGAATGCATAAGTATCTATGCTTGTGACGGTATTAGAAATGATTATGCTTGTTAAGTTAGTGCAATTGTAAAAGGCAAAACTGCGTATGCTAGTAACTGGTTTTCCTTCGTGGGTTGCTGGAATAACAATATCTGTCTCTGTACAAGTTCCAATACCAGAAACGATGTAGTAAGTATCATGATTTGTTAGATTAAGGCCATATGAACCCTCTAAATTTCCACAAACTGTACACACATTGTTTTCATATGTGTGCTCCTTGGTTTCGATCCACCTTGTTTCCTTTTCTCCACATTCGCATACTCGTTCTTCTTGACCAAGTTCAGTACAAGTTGCTTGTTGAACAACTGTCCAATCGCTATATGTATGTCTGGCAGGAATTTCCTTGTAAGTGGAATAATCACAGCGTGAACAAGTTACATAGGCATCCCAACCATTTTCCGTGCAGGTAGGAGCTTGCTCAGCGTGTTCAACTTCATCGTGACCAAGCGCATTTACATATGTATCAGAATAATAATCGCCACATCTAGCACAAGTGTGCCTTGTATACCCTTGCACCGTGCAGGTTGGTGCAGTCACAACCGAATTGTAACTGTAGTGACCTGTAGAAGATGTGTACCAATACCTTTCCGAATAAGTGTCTACTAAATATGTTGCATTTTGTTCAAAATAGGATAGGTTCAAAAAGGTTCCGCTGGTTGCACCTTCTGTGCCAGTAACATACCAGCAATTTTCACCTTCAAAAATTACACTTGTCAAGTTAGTACAAGACAAAAAAGCATCCAGGCCTATACTTGTTACGTTGCTTGGGATTGTGATGTCGGTGAAACTGTTGCAACCATAGAATGCATAATCACCTATACTTGTTACACTAGATGGAATCGTTATATTTGTAAGTTCTTCACATTCATAGAACGCAAATCCACCTATATTCGTTACACTAGATGGGATTGTTACTCTAGTTAAGTTTTTACATCTTAGGAACGCACTCGAACCTATACTTGTCACCGGTTTTCCTTTATACGTTGATGGAATTACTATGTTTGAATCACTACAAGTACCAATATCCGAAACCGCGAAGGATGTTCCTAAAAGCATATATTCCATGCCTTGTGAATAATAAGCACCACCACAAACAGAACAAACTTTATTTACATAAGTATGGCCATTGGCTTCAATAACTCTCGTTTCTATCGCTCCGCATGTACAACTTCTTTTTTCTTGACCTTCTTCCTCACAAGTCGCTTCTTCGGACACTGACCAGTCGCCAAAGCTGTGACCTGTTGCGACAACGACTTTTGTTTCTCTGCTGAGTTCTGTTTTGCAATTTGAACAATATACAACCGTATCGTAGGAACCATTTTCTGTGCATGATGCATCGATATTGTTTTCAATTACTGCTTCAGCTTCATTGTGACCTATGGGGTTAATGTACAAATAAACTGAATTAAGGGTTAAATACTCCGCATTTAATGATACATCGGTCAAATTCAAATATGTTCCGCTTGTTTCACCCTGCGTCCAAGTATAATACCAACAATTTTCTCCTTCAAAAGTTACACTAGTTAGACTACTGCAATCCTTGAACGCAGAAGAACCAATGGAAGTTACACTATCGGGAATAACGATACTTGTCAAACCACTGCAATTGTAGAACGCATAATTACCAATAGATATTACGCTGTCTGGGATGGTGATGCTTGTAAGACTACTGCAATCACGGAACGCCCAATCATCAATTGTTGTTACGCTATCGGGGATGGTAATACTTATCAATCTACTGCAATCATCAAACGCAGAAGAACCAATGGAAGTTACACCATAAGGAATTGTGATGCTTGTTAAACTACTGCAATCATCAAACGCATTATCTGCAATGACAGTGGTTCCATCTTTAATTGCACATTCTTCAAGCGTATCCTTTACTTCAATCAAGTAGTTGCCGATGTAAAGCACCTTGTTTTGCCAATTGTCTGCATTTTTATAATATCCTGTATTGTAAAAAGCATAAATACCTATATTTGTAACACTATCTGGAATTGTAATGCTAGATATACTGTTCAAACCTAAACAATATGAGAACGAACGATCACCAATTGATATTACACTGTCGGGGATTACAATGCTAGTCAAACTAGAACAGAAGGAGAAAACATTAGAACCAATTGACATTACGCCATTGTTTACAAAAGCATTAATAATTGTATAACTATCAACATAGAATGGGCTATCGGAATAGTCCTTCATTGCTCCTGTGCCTTTAATGTATGTATCGTACATCCCATCTGCACGAGCAACTACATAACCTTTTACATTATCGTCTGCTGTTGCGGACATGTTGTAACTCTCTACTGCCACATCAGCGATACTTTGTTTACAGTACGCACAAGTTTCGGACTCTTGGAAATTGTGACCTGTAGCATCAACATATGTATCCACATAACTATCACTGCAATTGCTGCAAGTATGTATTGTGTATCCTTGTTCGGTGCAGATTGGGACTGTCACAACTTCATCATAACTGTGACCTATTGCATCAACATAGGTGTCAATATATGTATCAGCACAATGACATGTATGTGTTGTGTAACCTCGTTCGGTGCATGTTGGAGCTGTTACTACTGATTCATGACTGTGACCTGTTGCTGGAATTTCTTGATAGGTAGAGTAGTCACAACGTGTGCAGTATTCGTATGCATCCCAACCTTTTTCTGTACATGTTGGAGCTTGTGCAGCGTGGTTAATTACATTGTGACCAAGTGCGGCTTTTTCTGCATAAGTTGTGTAATCGCAACGAGAACATGTTACGTATGCATCCCAACCAACTTCTGCACAGGTTGGAGCTTGTGCATTGTGAGAAACTTCAGCGTGTCCAAGTGCATCAATATATGTATCTACATAACTATCGTTGCATTTGACGCATATATATGTTGTGTAGCCTTGGACCGTGCAAGTTGGTGCAGTTCCAAATGAAGCATAGCTGTGGCCTGTTGGCGCGGCATACCAGTAACATTCATAAGATGCATACTTGCTCGTTAAATAAGTTGCATTTTGTGATGCATCAGACAAATTCAAAAATGTTCCGTTTGGAGGATCTTGTTCTCGCGCAACATACCAACAGTTTTTACCTTCAAAGGTTACGCTTGTCAGTATATCACAACCAGAGAACGCACCATATCCTATACTTGTTACACTACTTGGGATTGTAATTCTGGTTAGACTGGTGCAATCAACGAACGCTTTATTACCTATACTTTTTACACTACCTGGAATTGTAATACTTACTAAACTTGTACACTCCTTAAACGCATAACTACCTATGCTTGTTACACTGCTTGGGATCGTTATGCTTGTTAGACTAGTGCAACCAGAGAAGACCTCATAACCTATACCTGTTAACTTGCTTCCTTCTTCAAATGTTACACTTGTTAAACTTGTGCACTCCTTAAATGCATAACTACCTATACTTGTTACACTGCTTGGAATTGTGATATTTATTAAGTTTGTGCAATTCTCAAATGCGTTATCACCTATACTTGTCACACTTTCTGGAATTATGATACTGGGTAGACTAGAACAACCACTGAAGGCGTTATCACCTATACTAATTACACTGCTTTGGATTATGATACTTGTTATGCTTGTGCAATCCTCGAACGCATAATCAGCTATTCCTATTACAGGTTTTCCATTGACTGTTGTTGGAATTACAATATCAGTATCTCTACAACCGCCAATTCCTACAACATAGTAACATGTTCCATATTCTCCACGATAGGAGAGACTCGAAGGTTTTAGATAACCACAAGTCGTACAAACTTTATTTTCGTAAGTATGATCTGCTATTTCAATCTCTCTTGTTTCCTTTTCTCCACATACGCATGTTCTTTCCTCTTGACCTTTTTCGATGCAAGTTGCTTCTTTTGCAACGGTCCAAGTACCAGAATGCCCTGTTGCTGGGATTTCCTTGTAAGTTGTGTAATCACAATTACAACAAATCACATACTCATCCCAACCAATCTCTGTGCATGTTGCAGATTTGGCAAGATAATTAACTACATAGTGTCCACGTGCATCAACATATGAATCCACATAACTATCATTGCAGTAACTACAAGTATGTGTTGTGTAACCTTGTTCGGTACAAGTTGGTTCAATCACTGAATCAACATAACTGTGATCTGTTGTTTCAATAGATTCCGTCTTTATTGTTGTTCCGCAATTGGCGCATACTTGATGCTTGCTACCTTCCGTTATACATGTTGGCTCAAGGTCTGTTATCCATTCACCTTCGAAGTGTCCTGCAAGGTCAGCGCACCATTCATAGTAAGAACAAAATAGGCTTGTTAAATAAACCACATTTTGTGATGCATCAGACAAATTCAAAAATCTGTTGCTTGTTGGTCCCTTAGTGAAAACAACATACCAACAATTGTCGCCTTCAAAGATTACACTTGTTAGTCCAGTGCAATTTTTAAACGCTTCTTCGTATATCTTTGTTACACTGTCTGGTATAGTAATACTTGTTAGTCCAGTGCAACCAGAGAACGCAGAAGAACCTATACTTGTTACTCTTTCTGGAATTGTAATGTTTGTTAAGTTTGTGCAATTAGAGAACGCACCACTATATATGCTTGTTACATTACTAGGAATTGTGATGCTGGTTAGACTAGTGCAACCACTGAATGTAGCAGACTCTACAGCTGTTAATTTACTGCCTTGTTCGAAGACTACAGTTGTTAGGCTGATACAACCAGAGAAAGCATAAAAACCTATACTTTCTACACTGCTTGGGATTTCTATGCTTGACAGTCTAATACAATCTTCAAATGCATTATTGCCGATATTTGTTACACTTTTTGGAATGGTAATGTCGGTTAGACGAGCACAATAATTAAACGCATTATCACCAATGTTTGTTAACTGACTATCTTCACCAAATAATACGCTGCTTAGATTAGTACAGTTATTAAATGCATAATCATCTATAGTTGTTATGGTATCTGGTATTGAGATGCTTTTTAGGCTAGTGCAATTTTTGAACGCCTCAAATGCTTTTAAATTATTACCGGTATATATACATGTGACAGGCTTTCCATTGTATGTCGCTGGTATTACTATATCAGTATCAGTGCAAGTTCCTATTCCTATAACATAATACTCTGCTTCATCATAGGAAAGACAAAATTCTAATCCAATTGAAGGTTCTAGTTCGCCACAAACTATGCACACTTTGTTTTCATAAGTGTGGTCTTTAATTTCAATATCTCTTGTTTCTTTTTCTCCACATGCACAACTTCTTTCTTCTTGACCAAATTCTGTACAAGTTGCATCCTTCAGTATTGTCCAATCTGTATAATTGTGACCTGTTGCATTAATATATGTGTATATATAACTATCGCCACAATTACCACAAGTGTGTATTGTGTAACCTTGCTTTGTACAAGTTGGTTCAGTTATAACAGACTCGTAGTTGTGACCTATTGCAGGGATTTCTTGGTATGTAGAATAATTGCAGCGAGAGCATGTTACATACTCAACCCAACCGATTTGAGTACAACTTGCAGATTTGGCACTGTGTTTAACTTCATCGTGGCCAAGTGCATCTACATATGCATCTACATAACTATCATTGCAGTTGCTACAAGTGTGCGTTGTGTAGCCTTGTTCAGTACAGGTTGGTTCTGTTACAACTGATGCATAACTATGCCCTGTGGCTTTAATAGATTCGGTTTTTATTGTTTCTTCACATATAGCACAAACCAGCTGCTTGCTACCGTCTACGGTACAAGTTGCTTCCTTATCGGTTGTCCATATACCATTTGTGTGTCCTGTGGAGAGTATGTCTCTTGTTTCCCGTTCTCCACAAGCACAGTCTCTTTGTTCTAGACCAGCTTCAGTACAAGTTGCCTCCTTAATTACTGTCCACTCGTCAAACGAATGGCCAGTGGCAGCGATTGTTGTGGTTTGCTTTTCTCCACAAGAGCAAAATCTTTCTTGTTGACCAGCTTCGGTGCAGGTTGATTCCTCTACCAACATCCACTCTCCAAAGGAGTGGCCTGTGGCGGGGATATCTCTAACTTCCACTTCTCCACATGAACAAAATCTTTCCTGTTGTCCAGCCAAGGTGCAAGTTGCTTGCTTAACAACTGTCCATTGCCCAAATTCGTGAGTATGAGAACATCCACAAAGAATACAGGCAATAGCCAAAATTGCTAATATGAGAATAATGCATACCTTGTTTTTCATGATGTATACCTTCCCGTTTATGCCCGGCGGCGTATTCGGGGGCATTATACCATATAATGGTATAAAAGTCAATACTTATTAAAACGGTCTTTTCGCTACGGTAACCATCTTGATGCCGCCGGTGATGAAATCGGTGAGCATGGCCAAACTGTCGGGAGCATCATCGTGGAGGTTTTTGCCACTCACAGTAAACAACGTCAACTCTCGCATGAACTTTTCGTACTCACTGCTACGGCTCTTGTCATCACGGAAATAGAACTTTTTGACATCCGGTGCAAACTGGATAATCCTGCTCAACTTGCTTTGTGTGGTCGGTGCCTTTTGGTAGCTCATGTTGATGCGAATACCATCCTGGCGCAACGCTTCATCCACGATGCCACCGTACTCATCGCCACCGTTGTTGCTTTCCCAACGCACCATGTGTGGATGATGATGTTTCAGTTTGCCAATTACCAATGGCCTTGTTACCGTTTTATCGCCGTTGTTGAAGACAACGTCATCCACATACACCTCATCGCCGTACACATAGGCTATCGGCATGGATAAACTATCTCCACCACCCCACGCAGTATCAACAACTGCCATCACTCTATCTGGTTCGCCATCGGGCAGTACACCGTTGTAATAACGCAGCTCATCAGCAGGGAACAGCAACCCTTCTCGCACGTAGGGATTACCCATGTACTTGGCTGTCCACGTAGCATCATCAATGCTGGCTTTCATATCACGGTAGTAGTCGGTATCAAATCCCAAACCGTACTTGTAGTTAAAGTTGCTTTCACCGTTTTCATCCAGTGCCGGAATAACCCTAAATCGATATCGTTCGTTATCTCGGTACTGTTCTTCAATTCTTCCTAGTGGATCGGCAACATTCCAACGAGTACCAACCATCAGTTCCAACGCACCTAACTTTTTGCGGTCTTTCAGTTGGTTCAAATACGCATCGTACTTGGCTTGCAAACGCAGTGGATTCAAACTCTCTTCCAAGTCCTCGATGATGTCGTCCACGTACAGCACACCACCTGTACCAATCTCAACTGCACCAGTCAACGTACCGGAGATACTTCGGCAAGTGATGGTAGGGAAACGCTTGGTCTTTTCCAGGTCGATGGTCTCATTTTTGGCGCTGTTGTTTACCATTTGCACACCAGGGAACACGTCCGCCCACAGGTACTGCGTGTTGTCGGTAATGATGCTCAAAATCTCTCGGTAAAAGCCGTCGGTAAGCTTGTCGCTGTGACCACTCATAACGCTTGCCACACTTGGCCTGTGCCCCATGACAAAGGTCATAAAGAAAATACACAACGTACTTTTGCCAACACGAGGTGGAAGGGAGATGCCCAAAAAGTCAATCTTGCCGTCAAACAGGTCTTGCAAATCGTGGACGAGTGGCAGCAACACATCTCGACGTGGAAGGTAGAACTTCTTTTCTGGCTCACGGTTTTTTTCGATGTAGATGCAGTAGGCATCAAAGTCGCCTTTCATAGCTTCGAGCAAGTAGGTTTTGTAGGTGAGGTCGTACATTTCCACTGTGGGGATTTTCCTTGTTTCCGACCGAATCCACTTGCACCACTTGTGTATTTCCTCACGATTTTCGAGGGTACGTACCACGTTAAACGCATCGTTGAGCGTTTCTGCCGTCTGCCTTTTTATCTTGCTTATTTTCTTCAAAATGTCCATGTTTTACCTCCTTGATGTAAAAAAAGAGCGCCATCCTTTTGGATGACACTCTTGGTGTTCTAGGTTATTTAGTTTAACTTGCTTTATAGTTATATAGGATCGAACTCATTAACCTTGTTCAAAATGATTTTGGTTAAGTTACCATAGCTATATCCAATTTGAATTTTGGTCAACTGCCCTGCATAGACTTGAACGATATTTGATTTCGTTTTCTCGCCCAAACCGAAAGGCCCCTTTTTTCCAATAGGATAAAAAGATGCGTATATTTCCAAATTAGAATTTATGTCTATCGTTGTGCTTTGTCCTGTCATTAACTCTGCAATACAACGACCATCAGTTGAACAAATGTATATCTCAGTCGATTTTCCGTACATAGGAACTCCAAAAGAGTACCCAATAATTTTTTGTTCGTTAGGGTGGCGCAATGCTTTTATAATCAGTTTACTTTCACTTTTTTGACCTTGTATAGGACAACCACAATGAATACAAGCTGGTGCTCTATCAGAAATATCTTTTCCACATTCGGGACATTTAATTAGTGCCATATCATTCCTTTCTGTTTAATGCCCAGACGGCTAATTTCTTTATTTGTACCACGTGCTTCGGCTTATACCAAGCCTTGCACATGCTTCTACTACTGTTTCGCCTTCTAGCAAGGTTTTGTCGAACACTTTGGGTTTTCGACCTTCCTTGTAGCCTGGTTTTTGTTTGGCGATGGCTTTGCCACCTTGGGTACGTTCCAATATCATGGCACGTTCGAACTCGGCAAATGCCAAGAGGTTTGTCACCATCAAACGGCCCATCGGTGTGTCTTCGATCAAGCCCATGTTCAAAATGTGGATGCGGACACCTTTTGCAAGCAGTTCGTCGATGTAGCCAAGGCCCTCTTTTACACTTCTGCAAAATCTGTCAAGTTTCGTAACCACAAGTGTATCGCCTTCTTGCAACTCACTGAGCAACTTGTTGAATATCGGTCTATCCTTTGCACCACTGTACGCTTCTTCGATGATAACCGCATCGGGGTAGCGTTCTTTTATTTGTCGAGATTGCTCCTCCAGGCTGTTGCCATCCTTTTGACCGAGTGTGCTTACTCTTCCGTAACCGTAATTACTCAATTACAAACTCCCCCTTGTCTTCCGATATAGGCTTGTTGTGTGGCACGATGACAATCTTGTAATCTAGCACTCTCAACAGCTCATTCAGTTTGTCCAAGCTGATGTTTTCCATTCTCAATCTGTCAGATACCAATCGTGGAGACTTTTCCGTTCTCTTTGCAAGTTGAGATAAGCCAACACCTTGCTTTTCCATTATTGTTCTTACAGCTTCGTTTGCTTTCATTGATATCCATCCCCAAATGATTTTTTCTACATTATACACGATTATATTCGTTATGTCAATAGGTTTACGAATATTTTCTCTTTTTTATTTTTTCGGTATTTAAACACCTCACCGGGCCGCGCTGCTGCGCTGACAATACCCCACCCCTATGGATAAGAACAAGCCCAAAAGGGCATAATGTCCATAAACTCAAAAGATAATAGACACAAAACAATTTACGAATATATTCGAAAATATGTGTAAATACTGTTGACATTTACGAAAATATCCGTATAATAATAGATAGATACGAAAATATTCGTATAAATACACATTTAAAGGGGTTTTAACAATGGCAAACTATAACGAGATCTTGAAGCACTGGAACGAAACACACAGCGAGGAAATGGAAGAATTACAATTCTGGTTGGATGAGTTTATAACAGAGGATGCAGACACACCCGAAGAACTAGCATTCCAATTGACAGCATACGAGCAATATGGATGCATTGACTTTGACAAATGGATTGATAGACAACTAAATGACAAACTAATTAGCTTAGATGATAGCGAGCTTGTAGCACTACACAACGAAGCTTGTTGTGAACATGATTATATGGACGATTATATATTTGATGATCTGATGGAAATGTTGGATGGCTTGGACGTAGAAAGTGCAATACAACGCACCTACTTTGGCGACTATCACGGTGGAACAATAGGCTACTACAAATTTAACGGTTATGCAAATGTTGTTGAAGATCACCCATCACAATTGGTTAACGAAGATTTATTGGTTAAAATGTTGAAAGAACAAGTACCAGAACTAAGCGAAGAAGCAAAAAACGTACTTATCCAAATGACAATAGAACTTGTAAGGGCTGGTTATTAAGATGGTATTAACAATAATTGTTGTAGCGATCCTCTACGTACCAGCCAAAATTATAATAGAATTGATGAAAGACTACTAAACAAAAAGCCTTGGCGAATATGCCAGGGCTTTTGTTTTGCTCAAATATAGGGATGTTTCTATATAGCCGTTATTTCCATTATAACGGCTTTTCTGCTGTTTGTGTACCCTAAGCCTACCAAGACCAAAACAAAGCCTACAGCAAGCCACAGAGAGCCACACAGCACACATTTGTAACAATGGGTAAGTGGTCAGTATTTTAGGGTAAAATGCCCAAAAATATGGGAAAATATGGGTTAGTGGTTAAAAATCCCTAAAAAATGCGTTCTTTTTTGTCTGAAGTACTTGCCTCAAAACATCACATTTCCGCTCTGATAGTCCCAAAAGTCGTAAAAGTCGTAAATTAATCTGGAATGTCATCATACTTCTTGATGATAGTCGCAGAGTCCACATCATTTCCAAGTGGATTGTTTGGTGTCAAGATGTGTTCTTGCTGGTCACGGTATCCAAAGTGATTCTTACCAAGGAATATACCACTTACCGGATTGACTGCACCATTCTGCATATAGTTTTCCCACAATAGTTGTAGAGAGTTGTAGGCTTGCTTTATATAATGCTTGCACTCTACTGGAATGCATAGTTGATGGTCTTGGTCGTTGGCAATCTCCCATAGTCGTTGGCGTTGTGTACCAAGAGCCAAAGCAAGTCCATTAACTGCCGGTTTCATATCGTTATCTGCACACACTTGGAAATAGTCGATAATACGTTGTTGCACTTGTTGTGGCTCGTACAAGTCGCAAGCATCCATCGCTACAATAGCAAGTGCTACCGAAGTGTATTTGTTATTAGCTCCTTCTGGCACTGTTGGTAGTTGTATAGGTGCTACACCGTGATTCAAAGTATTAGGTGGCTTGATAATCTCCAACGGATCTCCCACTTCTATAGGTCTACGTGGTTTTATAGTTCGTTTAGTTGCCATTGTTTAATTCCTCCATAATTGATTGATAGTCGCATAAAACATCTCCCAGTTTGTCTGCTAGTCGTACAAGATGTGCATGCGGTTTATTGTGTAGTCGATTTGCACGTGCAAGCACTTGTAACGAGTAAATAGTTTGTGGAAACGGTCTAATTAACCGTTCCAATGATTGTTTAGTGTATAGTTGTTGCATGGTTATCCTCCTGTTTGCTACACATTAACACGCAAAAAATCTATATATATAAAACACGGAAAACTATATAATCCTTTTAACTTCCTTTACTAACTATATTTTTACTTGTGTAAGTTGTGTAATAGTAAAAAAGATAGTAAAAAACAAGGGAAAAAGGGGGTTTTCGATTACACAAGTTGTTCAATTTTACCTGTTGCTTAACTTGTTCGCCAATGTGTAATTTTTGATATATTTCGCTGTCATAGTCCAAAACCTACACACGGCTACTACACAGGACTGATAACAAAATACCTGCATCTCACACCCTTGATTGAGCCGTTTTTCTCTTCGACAATTCGCTCTCCCATAGCTTCACGAAACTTGGGCAAAAACTTCTCACGAGATAGTGGTTTGTGTCCTGTTTCATCACACCACTTGCGATAGTCGAAGTAAACCGTTTCACGCGTAACGTCACCGCTGTAAATAGAATCCTCACAGAACACTGCCACAGGGTTGGAGATTGCCTCAAACTGTGTGAGCATAGATTGTTGGTCTGGGTTGTCTGTGAAATAGTTCACAGTGCGTAATAGTTTGTATCCACGATACGCCCAGTTGAATATACCAGGTAGTTCCTTGAGCAGTTTGGAAATAATGTTTACATCGCGTTGGCGTTCCAAAGGATTTCTTGGGTTTGGATGCTCCACATATCGACAAGGAAAGTTGACAAAACGAAGACGGCGGTTAAGTCCGTTGATAGTCTCCGCAGTTGGCATCATATTGCAAGCGTATATTAGTTTGCAACGTGGTATAAAGTCGATATGCGTCATGCCCTTGTAGCATGCTTGCACCGATGTGCCATCAGCGATTTTCAAGAGCCACTCACGAATTTCGCCCTTTGAAAAGTCGCTGTTGATATCTGAGCCGATATTCAAAAGGCTGTCTTTCAATAAGATGCGCTGAAACTCTGCTGTTAGTCCATTGGGTTCAACGTGAGTCACGTTCTTGTCGCCAAAGATTTTCTGCACTACCTCTAGATATACCGATTTGCCGTTACCACCATCGCCCATAAGAATAAACACTTGCTGATACTTACAGTTAGGGAATAGGACATAACCGGCGATCATCTGCAAGTTTTCTTGTGAGATTGGCTCATCGTTGGTAACATCGGTAATAAAGTTATCCCACACAGGACATGTTGCATCTGGGTTGTAGTCATACTCCATGATGATGGAGCAGAAATCAAACTCGGAAAACTCACGGAAGTTGCCGTTTTCAATCTCAAGTGTGCCGTTTTGGAATGTAAGCACAGGGTTTCGGTCAAATGTGACATCTCTAACAGTACGAGCCTTCAAAAGATTGCATACTGCGTTCACACGGTTGGAAGTTGTAAACTGCTTACCGTAGGTTTTATCTGCATAGTTGCGAATATCGTTATCAGAAATGCGTGACCAGATACGGCCATCCCACTCGTAAAAACCTACGTTGTTGATGTAAATGACATTGTGTTGCTTGATAATCTCATCAGCGACATCCGATTCTGTTGGTGGCTTGGCTGCCATCTTTGCTAGAGCATCTAGGCTACGTGCTGGGAACTTGTCTGCACACGAGTTGATGATTTCGGAAATTGCCACCGAATCACAGTAACGATTGACAGAAAACACAAAGCGTTTCAAGTCATCCATAGTCTTTGACTGCGATGCTAGAAACGGCATTCCTGGTTGAGCATTGGCTACAATGAGCGAAATGTCATTGCCAGCTGCGTAATAGTCGGAAACATCGTGGTAGTTGGGAGTTGTTCCAACCTTGAACGATATGTTGTTTCGGAATAATGTTCGTGCCATGTCAATGGTAAAGTGTTCTCCGGCTTGTGATGTAGTAGAGTCATCATCGTAACAGATGATAACTTCGCTGAACATCTTGGCAACAGAGATTACTTCCTTCATCTGTTGAGCAGAGAAACGCCCTGTAATGGCAGATATGGTTGGATACCCTGCTTGGATAGTTGACAGCGCATCGAAAGCACCTTCTGCAATGAACAAAACATCACGGCGATCTGTATTGAGTGTATCCAAACCAAATACGCAGTGATTGTTGTAGTTATCTATAGCCATTTTGCGATACTTTGACTCTGGATAACGACAACCTGGCATGGCTCTTGTTGCATAATACACCACCGGCCCATTAGCTTCACGATAGTAGGGAATAACAAGGCGACCTTCTTCGTTTCTGCCAATGCGATATTTGGCTATGGTTTCATCAGATATACGGCGAGAGTGCAGATACTCTCTGTCAGCGACAGTAAGTTTTGTGTGCCAGTATGCAATTTTGTTGCATAGGTTTTGTGTATAATCTCGCCACTTGGAATAGTCTTCCGTTGTGGTGCCAGTTGCTTCTGCCAGAAAACGAATTGCCTTGCCGACATCTCCATCAAATTTGTGTCTTGCACACAAATCTATGACATCACCACCGAAACCACCACCGAAATCCCACCAGAAGTCGCGTTGTGCTTGAAAGGATGTAGGATTTGTTGCACCGTTACGCAATGGAGAAATGATGCGAGAGTTCTCTCTCGCAGTCACACCCATATATCGTTGCAAATAGTCCAGAACGGATATTTTATTCTTTATTTCGTTGGTATCATTCTTCATCTTCCACACTCTCCAAGAAGTATCGTTCAAAGAATCCACCCTTTTGATATAACTTTGCCCTTGCAACGGCTTTTGTTCTCTCACGGTTGGCAAGCAGACAGGATAACACAGTAACAATATCTGCTAGTTCCTCAACGCATTCTTCTTCAGTTTCGGCAATATATAGTTCGTTAGCTTCTTCTATTAGTTTAAGTTTTAGAGCTTTATCAAAATCTTTATCGTTATCTAACACACGGTAATGTGCTTTTTTACCACTTCTTTGTATAATCTCCGGTATGTTGTCACGGACTAGTTTGTTGTGAATTGTTTTCACTTGTTTTCCACCTCTTATATAGGATATGTTTATTGTGCCTTTTCTCACTCGGATGTCTCCAATCCTATCATATAGTCTGCACTAACGTCCAATGCCTCGCATATTGCCTTTAGATTGTCAGCAGTAGGTAATACATCCTTGTTGATATAATGCCAGATAGCCATTTTGGACATGTATGTTTTTTCAGCCAAGTCCTCATAGGTCATATCTCGCTTATCTAACATTGCACTTAGTCTTGAACCAAAGGTTGTCATGTTGTTCCCTCCACAATTTTAATTGCATCTTCCACCGATGTACACCAACCAGCAATA